ATGACGGTCGTCCCAAGAACCGGGATGTGGGAGGACAGCAGCCCGCTGCTGCCCGACGGCAACCTGGGAACCTTCACCGTCATCACCGGGGACAGTAGCGGCGTTTCGGCCGACATCCACGACCGCATGCCGGTCTGGCTGCTGGCCAGCCAGATCGATGAGTGGATGGCAGCCAGCCCCGACGATGCGATGGCGATGCTCCTGGCCAGCGAGCCCCCATCCATGGAGGCCTACCGGGTCAGCCGGGCGGTCAACACGCCCAGGAACAACCGCGAGGATCTGCTGCAGCCGGTGGCGTGAGGCAGCCCCGCGCTGGAGCCGGCATGGTCAGATGTCGATGCCGCTGGTCGCCAGCGATGCCTTGACCGAGGCGTACATGTTCTGGATCGTGGCCTGCGCCAGCACCCGGTCGAACCAGTAGGCCGACAGCGCGCCCCGCACGCTCTGGTTCAACGTGCCCGCCGAAGCACCGAGGATTCGATGCGTGGCGATGCTGGCCGGCAGGGTCGCGTTGGTCACCTCCGCCATGCTGCCCGTACGCGGCCGGTACAGCCGCAGGATGCTGGCACCTGCACCGGGACGGTTGTCGAAGGTGCCGACCACCATTTCCCAGCGATCACCGCCGTCCTTGGGCAGGCTGGCCGCGTAGTTTGTGCTGCCGGCGCGCGCCAAGGCGACCAGGTTCCCGCCGCTGCTGACGCCGATGCCGGCGGAGTCACCGCCCGAGGTGTTGGCGTTGCCCATCAGCGTCTGGTTCACGCCGCCGGCGGTCTGCCGGAACACCGACATGAACGACAGCGGCAGGTTGGCGGCCGCAGGCACGTACAGCGCAGTGCCGGTGGCCACCGAGACCGATTGCGAGTCGACCTCGTAGGAACCCCCGTTCGAGAGCTGCGCATCCAGCCCGGCCGCGATGCGGTTGTTCAACGCGAAGTTCAGCGTCTTGGCCAGACGGAAGTGGCCGTCCGGCACCACGCCACCCCAATCGATCGGCGGCTCCAGGTCGAGGATGATCGTGTCCGGGAACGAAGCCGGCGCGGCGTACTGGCGAATGATGGTGGGCATTGGGTCGTCCTCACAGATAGTTGTACTTGCAGGCCAGAGCCAGCGGCGGGTTGGCCGAAAGGTGGAAGCCGCCGTCGTTGACGGTCAGCAGGGCCTTGGCGGCCGGGTCGTACCAGATGCCCTCGATCGACTGCGAGCCCTTCAGCGTGTGTGTTTCCAGCAGGGCCATCGTGTCGCCGTCATAGACCAAGGCCTGGCCGTCGACGCCGTTGGCGCCCACCGTGGCCCACAGGCGGTTTCGTCCCTGTTCGTAGTGCAGCTGGTCGGCCTGCGGGTGGATGCCGGTCTGGGGGCGAAGCACCGACCCGTCCGCGCACGACACCAGCAGGATCGTGCTGGTGCCCTCGTCCGGGGTGTAGATCGCATCCAGGTCGGGCCGGTAGGCAATGCCGTTGAGGGTGTGCGACACCACGATCTCGTCCAGCAGCTTCACGCCCGCCAGGGTGATGTGGCGGATGATCTTGTTCGTCTTGTCGGCAAACCAGATCGTGTCGTCCGAGGTGTCCCAGGCCACGCCCTGAATCGACTGGATGCCCGGGAAGGCCGCCGTGTTGCAGGGAAGCTCCCAGAGGATCCTCCGCATGTCCGGTGAGGTGCACACGATGGAGCACAGGAACGGCGCCGTCTGGCCACCTGAACTACCCTCATAGGCGCGACCGTCGTTGCCGACCAGCCTGCAGCCCAGCCACTTCCCGGTGCTGATCACGTCCAGGCCGGTGCAGGTCCAGCCGCCGCTGGCATTCTCTCCCTGCGCGCCGTTGGGGAGCGATGTCTGATCCACCAGCACGAACTGCGTTGGCTCGGGCGTACCGCTCGGCCACTGGGAACCATCGGCCCAGAGAATCCGGCCCACTCGCCCTACACTGTCGATCTCCACCAGCAGCGCGTTCGCCAGGTAGCCCGCAAGTCCCTGCGCCCACTCCTGGTAGTTCCCGTGCCAGTCGATGCGACCGTCCACCGCCGCGGTGCTGGAGTCCACCATCGCAACCGTCATGCCGCCCACCCTCGTTCGAAGAAATTCCCGGGTGCCATCGGCATGCACGGCGAAAGCAACATTTGCCTCCGGATCCTGGTCGATCTCCAGATAGCCCCCCGGCACCGTTGAGACGAACCGACCCGCGATCGCTTCCACTTCGGCCTTGCTCGCCTTGGACGCCAGCACATTGGCGGACAACCACTCCCAGCCGTCCGGATCAGCCGTCCTTTTCACGTATCGTCCGGCATTCGGCACGATCTGGCCGCCCGGCTTGATGGGGTCCACGTGCGACCCTGAATCAGTCTCGGGCGAAATGTCGGCTCCAGTACCGATCGCAGCGGCGGTGCCCGGCAGCTCCGTAATCAATCGCTGCCACGTCGATTCAGCGATGACTCCACCGCTCTGCCCTGCCTTCAACGCGTCAATGTCGGCCTTTGCCGATTTGGGCAGCGGCAGCTCGCCCACCGGGAACACGGCCAGTTTCCGCCCTGGCGTCGCGCCGACCAGTACATCATCCACTCCGGCCAGCCGCCGCGGGAGGTCCGCCGCCGGAATGACCTGCCGCCCGTCAATTGTCGTCATCGTGCAGTTCTCACAGTACGGCCGAGGCGTCGACAGCCCCGGTGTTGAAGTTGGCCAGCGCAAGCGCCTGACGAATGCTCACGTCCAACAGCACCTGGTCGGACCACATCACCAGCTGTGGCGTCTCTCCCAGCAGCGCGAGCAGCACGTCACGGGCAACTTCATCTGCCTTCGCCGGGCGCGGATCACTGTGCTGGAACTCGCGCTCGATTGCCTTGCCGTCGGCGCCGACCAGCGGCATCCCTGCCCCGTTGACGGCGCGAGCACGACCGCGGAAGAGGATCTGCCCGCCCTGCAGCGTGCGGGTACAAATCACGGCCACCAGGTCCCCGGTGTCCAGCTCGACCACGGTCTGGCCGTCGCCGACGGGAACACCCTCCTTTTTCACATAGCTCATATCGGTTGCTCCTCGAATGCCGGGTTCTTCGCTCCACCACTGCCACCGCCGCCGCCGATGCTGCCGCCACCACTGCCAGAGGACCCGGCAGGTGGGAACGTGATCTGCAGGGCGGTGATCGCCACATTGCCGTTGGTGTTGGCCGTCTCCACGATGTTGGTCGTCACTCGCAACTGCCGGCTTCCGCCCTGCAGCTGCGGGTCGTAGTAGTAGAGATAGACGGTGACCTTCTGGCCTGCCGTGCCGGTCAGGCTGGCGCTGCTGGCCGCGTAGGCCACCTGCACCGAGCCGATGACCAGGGTGCCGGCCGTGACGCTGATGGTGGCCACCGACGCGCCTTCTGCATCGCTGGACGCGGCGAAGGTCACCGATGTGGTCATGTCCCACATCGACTGCTGATTCCCGATGTTGGGCAGCGCGGCCGCGCCGACGCGGTTGGTGTCTGGCACGTTCACTTCCACGTCCACCCAATCCGACGCACGACCATTCACCCCTATGGAGCGCATCTGCAGCTCGTAGGGCGTGCCTCGCTGCAACTCGCGGACCACAAACACCTGACCGGCCACCTGGCTGCGGTACTGCCAGGCGGTGTCCGGTGCGCCCACCTCTCGAACGCGGAGCTCGTACGACGCGATAGGGACCGTCATCGCGCCATCTCCACCGTGTTGTAACCATGGCTGGGGGCAGTGCCGATTCTGACCACCGCGGTTGGGATGCCCGCATCGTCGACTTCGTCATTGACCGGATCCGAGACCGCCACGGTCACCTTGGGGGCAGCTGGCACGCCGTAGTCGCGGCCGCTGATCTCGCTCACGATCGACTCCGGCGGGTTCTTCCAGTACGGATCCACACGCGGGTCATAGGCTACGGCGGTGAAGGAGGACGAAAGATCCTCGGCATAGCGGACACCTGTCACGATCAGGGTCGCCATCTCCACTCCGCGCTCGCCGAGCACAACGCGGTCACCGGCCACGATGCCCGCTGGGCGGCTCTCCAGGTAGAAGATGTCGCTGAATGGACTGTGCGGACGGCAGTTCACCTTCCGCTTCCCGCCACCGGAGGTACGGGTCTGGATGCCATAAAGCTTGGTCGGATCGGTCTCGATCTCGGTGTCCAGCACCAGCGTTGCGCCCGACCCATCCGGTGTGCCATCGACCAGGCTGACCACGCGGCCCCACCCCGTTCCCCACTCTGCCACGTCGTGAGCCACGTCGATCACGTCGCCGCGGACGATTCCCAAACCCGAGATGTCGGTGGTGAAGCTGTAGACGGTGCTTCTGAACTCTCCCTGCGCCAGGTGATACCGCCCTATGCACCACGCTTGCTTCGGGAGCATGGCCCAGTCCAGTCGGAACGTCTCGAACAGCGTGGCGGCAGGATCGCTGGACGGGTTGCCTCTGGCGTCCTTGCCACGGTAGCTGTAACCGTCCCGCACCACGATGATTTCATCGTCCTGCCAGTCTGCTTCCGGATTCTTGAACTGAACCCGCAGCGCGTGTGGCAAATCGATGAACTGTCGGCTGGCGCTGAACGACGTGATATCCAGCGGGGAGAGCTCGGCGGTGGCTTCGGACACGTTGCGATCGAACACCACGCAGTAGCGCCCGTCACGGTTTCCAAGGTCCCCGAGGCCAGCGCTCAGCACCTTCTTCAACAGGTCATGGGCGGTGATCGGTGCATCCACCACCATTCGGCATTCCAGTCCATTGGTGGAGCAGTGAGCCGCGAAGTCCGCGAACGAGTTGAGGTCGATGCGCGATGCCGGCACATGCTCGGACAGCGCGGGCGACTGGGTCATGAGCCAGTAGGCGATCCACGCCGGGTTCCGCGTCTTCTGGTTCGACCACGTGTTGGTGTCGCGGTTGTAAACCGGGATCGTCGCCTGGGCCATTACACTGAACGTCTGCAGGGTGCCCGACAGCTGATCCGTGCCCAGCACCCGCACATTGAGTTTCAGCGTCCCGGTGGTGCTCGGATCGGTGTAGCGGATGCTGCGCAACGAGGTCCAGATTGCGCCGTCGGCCCAGGTCCGGGTCGTCTGGTCCTTACGCTCCACGCGCGTCACCCGCACCTCGTACTGACCCGTGTCCACGTCCCAGGCGATGCCGGAGGCGAAGGGATCGCGCGTCTGATCCCAGCTCAGGAACAGGCCTGGTGCCGGCGCGGTGGTCGGATACTCACTGGCACCGGGCGTCCAGGTGCTGAGCAGCTTCGAAAGGCGCGGCGAAGCAGGAGCCAGCCACGTCGAGCCGCCCACCGGGCGGTACTCAACCCGCCACAACACCCACATCGGCCAGCCCTTGTCCAGCGAGTCGCCGAATACCTTCAGGCCGTTGGAGAACAGCAGGTCCAGGCTGATGGCGTCCACGCCGGGCGCCGTCGTGCGGGTCACCTGGTCGCCCTCGGTGTTCATGGTCGCGTTGACCGCCTGCTCGTCAATGTCGTTGGTGTACAGCTTGGCCGGCGCCGAGCCGGGCCAGCTCAGTTCCCACCAGAACGAGTTGTAGCTGCTGACAGGGGTGTCCCCAATCCGCATATCCGACACCGTGATAACCCCGAAGCCGAGATCGAACATGCAGCACTGGTAGGCGTTGTGCCCCACCACATCGGTGTACGGCATGGCCGCGTGGGGCGGGTACAGCCGGTGCTCGCCAAGAACCAGAGGAATGACCCCGTAGGGATTGATCTGATTCGAGCTGCCGGTCAAGGCGTTCCAAGTCTTCGCCGACTCCGATCCACCGCCTGACGCCATCGGCACCGACACGAGCGCATTTACCGCCAAGGACGCGGCAAGGGTGATACCGGATGCGATCGCGTTACCCGCAGCGGCACTCCATCCGGCTCCCTTGGCGAGCGCCGCACCCCAGCCCGGGGCGTAATAGGCGACCACGATCATCGCCACCGCCGCCAGGATCTGGCGGGCGCCACCCTTGGCCAGGCCCTGCCGCAAGACATCAATGCGGGCGCCGGGCTTGGGTCGCACTCGGCCCCAAGCGTGGCGAGGAATCACGTACCCTCCCACCCTGACGACCACGTCGGGCGATATCCGCGCACCGCTGGCCACTTCCTCCAGCATCTGCTGTAGCGACTGCCCTGCCGTAGCAAAGGAAATCCCCGGCACGGCGAACTCATGAGCACGCAGATGCAATTGCGTCTGGCTCATCCCTAACCTCCTACATAGCGATAGAAGCCCGAAATACGGGCCTCCCACAACGGCGAACCCAGGCGCTCGACGCGGCTGGTCATGCCCTCCTCCACGTGCAGGAAGTCGCCACTACCCAGACAAACGCCCACATGCCACGGCCGGCCGGCGTTGTTGAACACCACCACGTCCAGTCGTTCCGGCACTTCAACCCTTACCCACCCTCTCGCATCCTCGGGCGCGTCCACGACTGGCATAGGGATGCCATGCTCGGCCATCACCTGCCGGACGAACTCCCGACAGAACTTCTCGCCCTGGTAGGGAATTCCAACCCAGCGCCTCATACGAACAGCCCCGGAGAGGTGGAGGGGGTATACGTCTGCGCCGGAACCCCCTGATTGAGGAAGTCCTCCTGGTAGCCGAGCTGTACCTCCAGTTCCATCAGGTCGAAGTCGACCTGCAGCACCGAGAAGGTGAATGGCCCCATCTCAACCACGCTGGGCTGGCTCGCCAGCACGGCTTCGAGCCGTACCTGCGGGCGGGGGCCCTGTAGCGCCTTGATTTTCCGAGTAATCTCGCGGTCCATGTTGTCAATCCGAAGAGCGACGTTCGGCGTCGCATCATCGGTGTCGTCCGGGAACGACGCCTCAAAGGAGCAGGGATTCCACACAGCACTGCCGCGCACCACCGGTTCGGTATTGTTGACGATGCGGATCGCCTGCAGATCCGGGTGCGTGATGGTCAGTAGACACAGCCAAGCCTCGGCGGTCTCCTCGGCCAAGATCGATTGAGCTGCAAGTGATGAAAGGATGCGAGGCATGTCAGGTCGCCGGCCAGTTCTTGTTGTCGTAGAAGTCCAGGGGGAAATGACCATCGACACTGGAGAAGCGCTCCAGCACCAATGCGACCTCCCAATAATTCGCACTCACCGGCCTCGCTGTTGGCTTGCCCATGAAGCGGTAAACAGCGACGTTGTCTGCGGACTCAGGAATGCGAAAGTCACGCCAGATGAAGCGCGCGGTCCTCCTAAGCGTCGTGAGGTAGAACCCGTTGAGAACCTGAAACTGTGCTCGGGTCAGGAGGAGCGAAACCTTCACCGCATCGGGAACCAGGGTGACGCGGGGCCGGCGCTTTGCCGGCCCCGCTTGCATCGTCGTGGAGATCACGCCTTCGTCGCCGTCGTCCTCCGAGTAGCCTTCGACCAATGGCGATGGAAGGCTCGACGGCCATCGCGCAAGTTCAGCCACGGCTTACCCCCTTGCGGCGCAGCCCAAACGCCTGCTCCTGGGCTTTTGCTACGGCGCCACCGCGCGCAATATCGCGGGCGACGATGGATATCACCCACTGCTCTCCGTCGAACTGCACGTCCTGTGGCTGAACGTCCATCTGGCTCCCTCCCTCGTTGATGACGTTGATCTTGATGTTCGGCGTCTGGCTTGCCGCCACTCCGGCTCCGACGTGTGCCGATACGCCAAGTCGACCGTCTGGTCCTCGCCGAAGTGGCATGATCGCTTCCGGCCCCGCCTCGCCAAACACGCCTGCACCTTTGGCGAAAGCGAATAGCTGCGGAGAGCTGTACACACCCCCTGAGTAAGAGGACAGGCTGGGCGATGTGTAGACACCGCCCAGCGCGTTGCGTCCGATGTTTGCAAGAAGGCCGGCGTTGATCTGCTGCGTTCCTGCGGTTACTGCTGCGCTTCCCGCGGCGGTAACTCCCCCACCCCACGCCCCAGAGAACAGGTTTGCGATGCCTACCACCGCCTGCTTTGCCGCGATGCGCGTCAGGTCGGCGATGATCGAGTTAGCAAGATCGGAGAATCGCAGCTTGCCAGTCATCGCGAACTGAACCAGCGCATCCTCTGCCCCTTGGAAGGCGCTGGTGAACGCTGACTGGCTCTGTGCAGCGGCGTTGCTCGCGTCGTTGGCGTAGTCCTCGAACGCAGCGCGCGCGCCGTTTCTCCAGTCCCCCATTGCCGCAAGCCGTCGTGCCTGATACTCATCCTCAAGCCGGAGCTGCCGGTCACGGTGGTCGGCCGCGTTCGCAGCGAGCTTGTCCCACTGATCCTGATCGGTTGCCACCTGGCGGTCGCCCAAGCGCTTCAGCTCGTCCTCATACTCCCGCTGCACGTCCATCTGTCGGCGCAGCTGGGCGACGGCGTCCTGGCCTCGGCCGTAGCTCATCAAGTCCAGCTCGTTGCTCCGTCGCCGCGACTCTGCCTGCTGGTCGAAGATGGCCTGCTGACGGGTGAGTGCCTCCAGCGTCTTCTTCTGCTTGTCCTTGGCCTCCACCAGGTCGCCGGTAGTCTTCAGCTCCTCCAGCATCGTCCGGATGCGCTTTCGATCCGCCGCCGGGATCTTGCTCCCCAGCCGGTCCAGCTCCTCCAGCACCTGTACCCGCAGTCGCTGACTGACGGTGAGCTTCTCCTCGCTGCCTGCCTGCTCCTTGTTCAGTGCTACCTGCTGCTGGATCCTCGCAACGATTGCTGTGGCCGGGTTCGTCTTGGAACCGCCAGCGCGGCGAGCCTCAGCCTCCTGGAACTGCTTTCGCGATGCGGCGACTTCGCGGTCGATGTCGGCCTGATCCTTGCCGAGCTTCTTGCCCAAGGCGACGATCTTCGCCTCCTCCGCGAGCTGCTTTTGCCGATTGGTCAGGTTCTGGCCGACCGTGCGCTCCCAGTCCTGCTGATCCTTCTTCCGCTGCTCCAGGCGCTTGCGCTCCCCGGCGCTGTCGATCGAAGCCTCAGCACCATCGGCGTAGATCCCTGCCATTCGGACCGAGGGCTTAGAGGCCAGGCCCCAGTAGCGCTCGGCGAAGCTGTTCGCAGCACCAAGCAGATCAGCGGCAATTCGGAACTGCCCCGTCACTGGTGTGATCACGGCCGCGCCCTTTGCAACGGCACCCTTGTCTGTGCCGACATACCTGGTTGCGAGGCGGTCCGTCAGATCGATGTAGCGCCCAAGTTCATTGAATGCTTCGCTCGTGCTCTTCTTGACCTCCTGCCACCATAGGGACGTTGCCGAAAGTGAATCACGCGCCTTCGTGGCCACATCATCAAGGTTGTCGTAGTAGATGCGGACGGCGGCCGAAACGGCCTCCTGCTGCCTTCCCTCCTCCTGAAGGGCGTTCACTCGATCCAGTTGAGCGCGTGTGAGGAAATGCTCGGCCTCGTTGAGCTTAAGCAGACCCTTCACTGGATCCTTTGCCAGCTCCTCGAACTTCGCAATGGTGGTGTCGATGCTCTGTCCGGTGGCGCCCTCCATTTCGGCTGCAGATTTCGACACCAGTTGGAACTGTTCGCCGGTGAACCGGCCCGACGCGGCCACCTGTGTCAGAGCCGCTAGAGCTTTGCCCCGCGTGACGCCACCCAAGTTATCCATCTGCCGCGCGAGAGCGGCGATCTGATCGGCGCTGGTTCCGGCGTAGTTTCCAGTGGTGATGAGAGCAAGCTCTGCTTGCCTCTGGGCCTCCCCGACCTGATACCAGGCAACACCTAGCGCGGCCGTTGCAGCGGCCGCAGCAGTGAGCGGGTTGATCATCGACAGCAGCTGCGAAGCCAAGGCCGCCGCTGCCGGCCTGATCCCGCCGAACATGTCCTTTAGCTGTCCACCCTGTTGCAGGAACACTGTCAGCGGGTTCTGGCCGCCCTGCAGGCTGACGGCAATGTCCGTGATCTGCGCCGGGACACCACGCATGGCCGCGGCCTGCTGGGCTGCGCTGACGCCGTACGCGTTCAGCTCCTTGCCGGAGCGCTTGGCCGCCGCTTCCGCACGGGCGAGCTTCTTCACAATCTCATCCAGCACCGGCCCGCTGGTTCGCAGCGCGGCGTTGTAGGCCAATTGCTGGGACCGGGTCATGCCCAGCGTATTGGCCTGCCGCACCAGCGTATCGACCCGCGCCCGCTCCGCGCGGGACAGCTGCTGATACTGCTCCTGAGCGCGGCTCGACATGTCGGCAACACCACGCTGTGCTGCCGTGATGGCACTGTCAAACTGCGCAGTATCGACCACCAGGTCGATCCGGGCTGCGCCCAGTGATGGCTCTGCCATGATCAGTCCTTGTTGATTTCGGCCAGGGCTGCGCCCTCAATAATGCGCATTGCGGCCATGACCTCGGCCCGTCGATCACCGGTCAACCCTTCGCGGTCCAACTCTTGGAACACGACGTTGTAGTCCAGGCCAAACGGCCCTCCGGCGTTCGCACGCCACTGGGTGGAGACCCGGGAGAAGATTTCGATAGGCAGCGAGCACTCGGGCCACAGCTGCACCTCTGGCGGCTGGTAGTGCTTCGCTTTGAGGCCGACCTGGGCAAGCTCGGCCTCGGTGGGGGCGCGCCAGTACAGCGCCCCCACCGCCTCGATCAGTTTCCCTTGCGGGCCACCTGGATCGCCTGCGCGTAGCCGGTGATGATCACCGCATCCAGGCCGATCTGCTGCTGCAGGGCCTCATCCACGCCGGCCGTATCCAGCGCCACGTCGGCATCCCACTCAGCCACCATGTCGAGGATCGCCTGCGTGGGCGTTGTCTCCTGTGCAGCCAGGCGCTGCAGGAGCGCGGTGTAAGCCTCCTGCGTCATGTGCCGGTAGCTCAGGTTGAGCTTCTGCTCACGACCGTGGCCGACGATGGTCAACGATGCCTTGAAGGTCTCCGGGGCCTTTACCTTGAACATCAGGCGCCCTCCACCAGGATCGAGTCAGCCAGGGCCGTGAACGTTGCGGTGGTGCCCATTGGGGTGTTGGCGGTCATGGTCGGGTCGCCGTCGTAGCTCAGGTAGCCGTACCAATACAACACATCGCCGCCGAGCAGCTTCGCACGCAGGACCACCGGTTCTCCCTTGGCATCGGCAGTCTTGAGGGCCGGATACCAGGGCTTGGAAGGGTCGTAGTACAGCGGGATGGTGATGGTCTTGGCGTTCTTGAAGGTCGGGATCTGGATCTGACGGCCGGTCGGATCCTCCAGCAGCGTGCCCGTCCAGTACTGCTGCTCTCCGCCGGAAGTCGTCGGGTCTCCCTGCTGGTCCAGGTCGATGAACTCGCCCGCTTTACGCAGGGTGCCAGCGCCGCTGGTTCCCGGGTAGATGACCGTATCAGTGGTGTCAGTGCCAAGCAGCTCGATGGCATCGGCCAACTCGGCACCGGCACGGGTCACTCGATTGTTGAGGGCCGGCCAGCCGGGGATCGCCAGCACGACCACGTCGTCGGTGTCCACCGAGTTCGCCGGAATGCTTGCCAGTGCCGGGGATGCCTTGGAGATACCGGTGGTCGCGATCGCTGCGGGAACCACGGGTGCGAAGCCGAACTGGGTTCCCTTCGGGAGCTTGAGTGCCATGTGTTGTGTTCTCTGGTTGAAAACGAAAAGCCCGGCAAGTGGCCGGGCGGATGCGGAATTAAGGCAGTTGCTACGGATCAGGGAACCAGAGCCCGAAGTCGATGCGGGCTCCGTAGGCTCTGATGGACGGCTCGTACATGGCGACTGCGGCACCGTAGGGCTCGCAATGCGGCACACCGGTGCAGACAGCGTCCTCTATCCTGCGGATCAGCGTATTTGCTTCGGGCCGGGACTTTGACCATACGGTTATCTGGACCCGCGCATGCTTGTGGTCCGGCATCGATCCTTCAAGGAACCACAGAGCCTGGCCGCCGACCTGCTGATAAAGCGCCAACGGGAAGACCTGCTGGTCCGGCGGCACATCGGGGTAGAAGCGTCCTTGCACCAGCGGGGCGATCATTGCATGCAGGGAGGTTCGTAGCTCATTGACCGCCCCCTCGCGCCTCGCGCAGAAGCTCGGGAAGCCTCTCCCGGCCCCTTTCCAGCATCGCTGCCTGCGCGCGCGCCAGGGATGCCTCATACCCCGGTCGCACGAAGGGCTTGGCCGGCACCCACTTTGGCTGCGCCAGCGGCCCGCCGAGCGTCCAAGAGCCGTCCTTGTCCTTGTAGACCGCGTGCGTCTGCCAGTGCCCAAACTCGACCAGATGCCCGTGCGGCGCCTTCTTGGCGTTCCAGGAGACGGAATACACCTGCTGGACGTCTGTGGAGCGGCCGTCGCGGTACGCAAGATAGATCGCGTCGCGGAGGCTGCCGGGCCGCAGACTCCCGCCCTCCTCCGTACCGACCGGCGCGCGCAGCTTCACCTCGTCCCGAATGACTTGACCGCCGGCAACACCCATGGACCGCGCAAGGCCGATACGGGCCTCGAGCAGCGCCTCCAGCCCCTTGACCGCCCCGGAGAAGTCAACGTTCGCCTTGATGCTCATCCGCTATTCCCTCCCTGCTCGGTGATGATGAAGGCGCGATCCTTGCGATGGAGGTCACGAGTGATTCCCTTGACCTCAAACACGAGTCCCTCGTAGAGGATCCGCATGGTCGCGTCGATCCCCAGCTCCTTCACGGTCTGATACCTGGCCATGAAGCTGTATCGGGAGATTGACGCCGGCACTCCGCCCTGGAGCCCGGATCGGATGGCTCCAAGGCCGGTCTCACCAGCGATACTGACCATGATTTCGTCCACAAGCTCCCAGCCTTGGACGGGCTGACCCCAGTCATCAGTACCGGAGACCGGCCGCTCGACGCGAACCTTTCGATTGAGTAAACCCGCGCGCATCAGAATGACTTCCTGTACCAGAGGAGCCGATCAACACCGAACTGCACGTCATTCGATACATCGCCGATCACAACCGCCTCGCGGTTGGCGACCCAGTGGCCCACCAGCAGAAGTGCAGCTTGCACCACGTCCGGCGCCAGGTTCATCTCATCCGGCCCGGCTGGCTCACCCTCGACCAGCTTCCGGTCACAGTGCTGCTCGATGTGGGCCAACGCGGCCGCCACATACTGCTGCAGCAGGACGTCGTCCACGTCGGCAACGATGTTGCACTGCTTGCGCACCAGATCCAGGTCGAGGGTGACGGCCATTACGCGGGATCCTTGTTCTGGGCTTCGGCCAGCACCGCTGCCAGGCGAGCAACGCCCCAGCGGCGATCGAACTCGACGCCGGCGGCCTCCAGCTGCTGGATCAGGAGCGCCCTTTCATCAGCGCCGACCTGATCGGCTGCCGGGCTGCCTGCGGTGGCGTCGGCAACAGCGCCGGCCGTGCCAGCTTCACCGGACGCAGCACCATCGCCCGCCGGTGCGCCTGTGCCTGGACCTGCGTCGGTACTGGTAGCTCCGCCCACACCCTCGCCCTCGCCCTCGCCAGCCTTCAGTTCGCTGGGCTTGGCCGGCTTCGTCTCCCGCGGTGCGGCACCTTCGTGGATCTGTACCACCAGGCCCTTGCCGACCAGCGCGTGTCCGTATTCCGGATCCACGCCGTCGAACACGTCGCCAGCCTTCACATCGGCGGACTCGGCGTTGAGCTTCGGGGCGTCGCCGCGGAAGCCCCATTCGGCTTTGATCTTCATGTTCCTGCTCCGTATAGGAAGAGAGAGGCCGGCGCGCGGCCGGCCTCGTCCGGGATCAGCTCGCTATCACGCCTGCGGCTTGAAGCGGCCCTTCACGAATGCCTCGACGCGGCGCTTGGCCAGGCCCAGGCGCTCCTCCACCAGCAGCACGCGCTGGTTCTTCACGAAGTCGTCGTTGATCAGGCCGACCTTGAACAGGAAGCTCATGCGGTCGTAGATCGTGGCGCCGCGCTGGAAGTTGGCGACCAGGAACTCGCCACCTGTGGTGGCGCCATCGCCTTCGTCCATGCTGTCCGAGGCCACCACCGGCCGGCCCCAGAGGATCGGGGTCACGAAGCCCTGCAGGTTGGCGAACAGGTAGCGGTTCTGGCTGTCCTTCTCCAGCTCGATGTTCATCCAGTCCAGCTCGGTCATCACCGTGGCGTCGGCCGACAGCTTCGACTGCTTGCGCACCTGGTAGATCGCGCGGCGAACGGTGTCGATCGACGTGTCGTTTGCCTTCGACAGGTCTTCATCGAACACCGTGGCATCGGTCATCAGGCCCGGCAGATTGTTGCCCAGGCCATCACCCTTCAGGATCTGCGCTTCCTCTTCCAACTTCAGGTCATAGCGCAGCAGCTGCTGCAGGTAGCCGAACATCTGCGGCACGTCGTCCAGGGTCTCGTCGGTAACCGGGATCCAGACAGCCAGCTTCTTCACCAAGTCGGTCTTCTGCTCGAAGGTGACGTTGCTCTGCGGCTTGGCCGTGCCTTCACCGACCGGGCCGGCGCCGCGGGTATGCAGCAGCTCGCGGAAGTAGGTGTAACTCTGGCCAGTGACCGAAATCGACGGGATCAGGTCACGGATGCGCAGTTCCTGGCGGATTCCAGCCTGGATGGTCGGGTCGTAGTTCGGAACGACGATGCCGGCGCTGGTGACCGCCTTGGTCTCCTGCATCGCGGCAAGATCGTCCTTCTTGATCTCGATCTCCGCTGCCGACTTCTCACGGCCCATCAGCGACTTGTACTCGTCGTTGCCCTTGATGAAGTCGATGAAGCCCTTCTTCTGGCCCGGCTGGTTGCTCAGGCCGACGCCCTTTTCTTCCAGCTTCAGCACCTTGTCCACCACCTTCTGAATCTCGTCGGTGGCGGTCTGGATCTGCTTCTTGAGGTCGGTGGTGACCTGGTTGCCCTTCTCGATCTCGGCCGAGGCGCTGTCGTACTTCTTCTGCAGGCCGGCGAAGCCCTCCTTCAGCTGCTTCTCCAAGCCCTCGCGGATCTCGATGATGTTCTCGCTCATGGGTTCATACCTTTGAAAATAGATTCGATGGATGTGCCGAGTTGCTTCAGCTGCTGCACGGTCTCCGTGTCCCCGATGCCACCGTCACGGTGGATCGCGGGAAAGCCGAGCGAGGCGACGGCCGCCGCCTCTTTCTGGGACAGCCCCATGCGTTCGCGCAGGGCCGATTCAAAGGCGCGAACGTCGGATTTGACGCTCATCACCTGCGCTTCCGGGTTCATGCCGAAGGGGACGACCGATGCCTCCCACAATTCGGCCTTCTTGATGACGCGAACCCGCCGTCCTTCGCGGGTTTCCATTGCGTCCTCCAAGGTGTTGAAGCCGACGGACATTTCGTCCAGCGTGCCGGCCTTCATCAGCTCGTATGCATCCTTGGCATAGCTGACGTTGAGGTTGACCTTGCCCTTGAGGTGCAGGCCGTTGTCGTCCTGCTTGAAATCGGCATCGCCGATCAGGCGGGTGAGGTTGTGGTACAGCGCCAGGCGCAGTCGGCCAGTCCGGGTCTTCTTCACCTTGACGAAGGCACCCGGGAGGATCAGGTCCTCGCCGAGGTCGATGTTGTTGAACACCGAGGCATAACCCTCGAAGTTGCCTGCATCGTCGGCCGCCTTTACCTCGAACGGGCAGGAATACTTGCTAAGCATTGGTGGGATCTCCCGTTGGGTCGTCTTTGCTGGAATCGGGCTTGTTGCTGGTCCACCGTGTGACCTGGTTGTATTGCTCGCCTTCCAGAACAGGCAGGTTCTCCTTCACCCTGACCTCGTTGATGGTCATCCAGCCCGATCCGCCGGAGCCGCCGAGGGCCGTCTTGTAATAGGTGGAACGGGCACCGCTGTCGGCGCGCAGCAGGCCCTCTACAACGGCCTCCACGAACATGTCGCCATCGGCGAACAGCTTGTCGTTGATCTCGCTCTCGATCGCGTCGAGGTAAGGCTTCAGGCCGAAGGTGACGAAGCCGCTGGTTTGCTGCTCCAGATTGGAGCCCAGCACGGACGTGGAGCGAGCGCGGTTCGTTAGGTACAGCGGAACGCCCCAGATGCCGGCGAGCGCCTCCTCCTGGAACTGCTGCGATTCGATGAACTGGCTGTCTTTCTGGGTTAGGCCCGCCGGTGTGATCGTCGGACCGCCCTGCAGGATTGCCATCTTGCCGAGGTCGTCCACATCGCCCTGGCGGATATCCGGCAGCTTGGCCTTGATCTGCGCCTGCTGTTCCTTGGTCAGGAAGCCCGGATAGATGATGTAGCCACCGGTAAAGCCGCCCTTGCGCATGAACCGTGCGGACCAGTCCTGAGCAGCGCGTGCCAGCCCGATGGTTTCTGCCTGGTACTCAACGGGCGAAAGGCCGATGATTCCGTCCGGACTGAACAGCTTGAAGTGCAGCATGTTCTCCGGCGAGACGGGGGTCTCCTTGCCATTGATCGTGGCCCAGTAGAGCAACCCGTCGTCCGTATCGATGCGGACGTTGTCCACCGGCACGGAAATCAGGCCGATCCATCCACCATTGTCGTCACGTTGGATGATGGCGAAGGCATTGCCGCGGAGCGCCATGTTCACCACGACCGCCTTGATCAGGTCCAGCCACTTGATGAACGGATTCGGCTTACTCAGCAGGCGAAGCAGACGGCGCCTCTGCGGGCTGCTGCCTCTGACCAGCTGTCGCAGGCCGCCCGCGTCCTCATACAGCTTCCAAGGCAGCCCCGCGGCGGACTCGGACAGAACCTTGACGCAGGACCAGACGATGCTGACCGTCAGCGCCTTCTTGGGCGTCACCCGGACGCCCGCCTTGGTGCCTCGGCCACCGGTGGATAGGTCGACCTCCACATAGTTGCCCGTGGCAGGGTCGTCGTATCCGAAGAAACGCCAGCTCAGCGGGTTGTACCAGCGAAAGGTAGTCATCCGATCAGTCCAAAGAAGCCGTTTTCGAGGTAGTCGTCTATGCCGCCAGCGTCCGGCGGCATGGCGTGTGCCGCGCCGATAGCCATGCAAAGGGCCACGGCGGCGTCGATCTTGTTTGCCGACCTGGCCTTCGACAGCCAGCTGTTTCCCCAGCGGTCCGATTCGATGACGGCGGACATGATTGCGGACACCAAAACAGGGTTGCGACGCAGGCGCAGGCGACCTTCCAGCAGGGCCTCTTCCAGCAGGCGCAGCGATCCAGGCATCCACATGCCTTCGGGTACTGGCTGCCCCAACTGCTTTGCGGCCTCGACCGCCGCCTCCAGTGGTTTGCCCTTCTTGCAGCCGCCCTGCGGGTGCTCGGCAAAGGTCACCGACAAGCCGATGTCGTTGACTTCCTCCTCGAAGCGCCGGAATGCGTAGCGGTCGTATGCAACCAGCTGCACGTCATACCGGTTGTCGTACTCGGCCATGACCTGGGCCACGTGCCGGAAGTTGATGGCCTGCCCTTGAGGCGCGTGCAGGTGTCCACCGTTGACCCACGTGCGATACGGCAGCTTGTCCTGCAGCTGCCGCGCATCCAGCGTGTCCCCGGGTGTCCAAGCCTCGATCCAGGCGTCGAACGTCGGCTTCTCGATGACCAGCTTCTCGCCCTCGACCTCCACCTCCACCGGGACAGTGCCGGTTTCCACAACCGCTGCCATCGCGGTGATATCCCGAATCTGCGACAGGTCGAGGCCGAGGTAGACCTTGCGTCCCTCATGCATGCGCGGGTCGAAGTCGGCCAGCGCCGGTTCCAGCGTTGGGCGCGTCATCCAGGCGGTCTCCGCATCGGTCCACACGCAGAAGTGCAGACGAAGAATGCCGTTCAGTGACCCGGGGATCGCTTTGGCTTGCGCCACCACGTCCGCCAGATACTGCTCGGTGATAGTTACCCCCAACAGGGGATTGGCCTTGGCCCAGCAGCGGGGATCCTCAAGCGGGTCGTCCCCGTCGTCCAAACTGCACACGTAGCTGAAGGTGCGGTCATCAATCACGTCACCGACGAAGGTCGGATCGTTCACCGCCTCGGTATGACCGGCGGCGACCTTGACGGCATGCTCGTGCTCCTCCCAACACACCGATGTCCGGTCGCTGCCGGAGTTGGTGATCATGAAGAGCAGCGGCTCGCGGCGGAACTTGAAGCCGCGCTCCAGCATTTCGATGATTCGCCGGTCGGGAAGCTCGTGCACCTCATCGACTAGCACGAAGAACGGTCGAGGACCGGAGCCGGTGCGTCCCGTATCACGCGACACCGGACGAAAGAAGCTCGCGCTGGCGTGGTGCGCCATGCTGAACTCTCGTCCCCCGCCGCCCGCGAACTCGATTCGCTTGGCCAGAAGCGGCGACTTCTTGACCATCTTCACCGCGTCGGCGAACAAGATACCCGCCTGGTCCTTCTTCGCCGCGGCCGAGTAGATCTGTGCGCCGGCCTCGCCCGCGGCAGTCATCCCGAGCAGGCCCAGCCCGCCAGCCAGAGGACTCTTTCCGTTTCCCTTTCCCTGCTCGATGTACGCGCGACGGAACCTCCTCAGGCCGTCGGCGCCCTTCCAGCCGAACAGCGACCCGATGATGAACGCCTGCGAGGGGTGCAGCTCAAACTTCCGGCCCTCAAACTGTCCCTCGGAGAGCATCAATACGTTCTCGAAGTACCGGAAGGCGTACTCCGCAGCCGCGTGGTCAAAGTAAAGGCCCCGTTCGGGGCCTTCGATCAGATCCTGCAGGTGGCGCCGGCAGGCGTTTCGGACATGGGGTCCTGCAACGATCCGGCCAGCCACCACATCCAATGCATACGCCTTAGTGCGGTCGGCCGGAGCTCGGGCCACCGAAGAATTCTTCGCCCTGGTCGTCTTCGTCACCGCCATGCGAGACCTTCGATTCATCCACAGGTGTGGCGCCGAGCTTCGAGAGGATCGAGCTCAGTGCCTGGGTTGCTGAAACGCCGAATTCGGCTTTGGGATCCTCCATGCGCGCGGTCCATAGGCAGGCCAGCCGCAGCAGTACCCGGTGACCCGCGTTGAGCCATGGCATTTCGGCCGCGAACTCTTTCCACGCCCGCTTCTCGGCGGCGGTCATCGTCTTGTATGGGTCACCCAGGGCTCGGGCACCGCCTGGCTTCCTTCTGCCGGCGTGGCGACCTGGGTTCTTGATGGCCGCGCCGCTGACGGCGGCCTTCGCGACCGGCAATCGGGGCCTTGCCATGAAATTCCTCTGAAAACACGCGATTTTTGAACTGAACTCGCCCCGGCTGGGGTCGTCCCGTGAATTGTGGATACGCGAATTTAGGGGGACGGTCGGTCTAGGCCGGTGGAAATGGCATAAATTCCCCCCCCTTGTGGAACATGGGCGTGGAACGCGTCAGCTGGCGACCGGCCACCCGTCCTCGTCGCACCCTCGGACCTGCACCGCACCCCGCTCCAGACGCGCCTGGTCAACGTTGTGGCAGTCGGCGCACTGGCTGTCGAAGGGTCCAGTCCAGAACGTCTCCTCCGTCTCTCCAGGCGGGTGTCCGTTCGTGTGGTTGCAGACGGTGGCGACCGTGACGTGGCCGCGAGCCTTGCACCGGCTGCACAGCGGCTCACGGTCCAACTGCGCCTTGCGTGTTCGCTGCCAGCGCGCGGTGCCGTACAGATGGGCGAAAGCGCTGCCACCGGTCTGCCTTGTCCTACGGCCGCGAGCCATGCTCACCGGTCGTTGGTACAGGCTTGCCCTGGATCTGGTCTATGGCGTCGAACTGCGCCTCGTACTGCACTAGGCAACGCTTGCGGCCGTTGCTCACCTCGAACACGGCAGAGGGCGCCGCCTCCTTCACCCACTTGCAGCGCTTACGCAGCTGGGGACCGATCGGGACGTAGGTGGCCACCGGCATGGTAACGATGGCTGCCGACGGCGGGTTCGGCTGGACCGGTGCGGCCTGGCACGCGGCCAGCAGCGCAGCGGTTGTAACCACGATGACTCGCATATCAGTACCCCTTCAGCGCTGGGCAGGCGGAATCGAGCAGCTCCAGTGCTGCCTTGCACGTGTCGGGGCGTTGTTCGTACCGACTGCGCCAGGTGGACGCCTCCTTCTCGGACGCCTCGATCTTTACGGCGAGGTCTTGAAGTGCTGCCGCGCTCTCTGCCTTGAGGGCTTCCAGCTTCTCGGCTTCCGCCCTCAGTGCGGCGGCGACCTCAGCCAAGCGCTGATCGCGGGTATCCACGTCGGCCCGCAGTCGGGCGGCATCGGCCTGCCAGTCGGCACGGACCTTGATCACCTGGGCGCTCAGGTCGCGGATCTTCTGCTCCTTCTCCCAAGCGGTTAGCCCGGAGACCATGCAGCCAAAGGCCAGCACGGCGCACACTAGCTTGACCTTGCTGCCGGGCTTGCCCAGCCACTGCAGCGCATCGGCAGCGGCGCCGACGATCAGCGTCCACAGCGCGCGCAAGAATCGAATCAGTACGCTCATGGCTTGTCGCCTCCGATGGCACCGGTGGCCCGCTCCACCATGCGCACGTAGCCGGGCAAGAGCCGGCGGATGAGGACACCGGACAGGCCGGCCAGGGGCAGCTGCGGGGCGCCCGCCAGTGCCGGCCAGATGGACGCGGCAACGGCGATGACCCAGGCGGCCACGATCGCGTAGGCCACGACCGCTACGGCCAGGGCGGCCCAGCGCGCAGCGGTCTGCAGGAGGCGATGACCTCGCCGGCGGCTCGCGTCTGCGGCCACCCGCTCCGCGTCCTTCTCCGGCAGCAACAGGACACCGATCAACGCCCCCGCCATGGCAACCAGCAGCACGGACTGCGGTACGCCGAGGATCACCCGCTCGGCCTCACGCAGCGCATCAGCTGTCGCCGGTGCCACAACGGCCGCGGTGAACGTCCCGACAGTGGTTTTCAGGGTACTCACGGGCTCAGTCACGGCGCCACCGTCCCGCCGGCCTTGCGGTACACGGCCAACAGGTCGGCAAGCTTGTGTTCGTGCTGGCCGTAGCCCGCGCCGGGCAGGCTCGCCCAGATCTTGCGGACGGCCTTGATGGCGTCCTCGATCTTGCCCGCCTGGATCAGCGGCAGCGCGCGGCGCTCCCGGATTTGCTGCAACGCAATCAGGTCCTGGCTCAGAGGCGAGAAGTCCTTCAGGCCGAGCGTCTTTTTGTAGGCGTCGTAGTAGCGGCGCAGCAGCTGGTAGCGGCCGGCTGCAGTGGACTGGATCTTCAGCCGCGGCAGATCCACCACCACGCGCGGGTGGTCGGCGTAGCCACGGAACAAGCCACCACCGACCAGCACGTCGTAGCCGCGGTCGTTGGTCGGCTGCCGGCCGTTGTCCGTACCTTCGGACCAGGCCAGCATGTCGAGCAAGGCCACGACGTTCACGCCGCCAGCCTGTTGGGGAGTGATTTGCGCCATGGCGTCTCCTGAAAAGAAAAAGCCCCCAGCGCGAACCGGGGGCCTAAAGCAGGTTACATCTCAAACGAATGCGTGGACATCAGAATGTCAAGCGCCGTCCTCGTCGCTCCAGCCTGTGCCGAAATTCTCTTGATATTCGGTTGTCCCTGAGCGGTGGGCCAGTACTCGCTCCACAATTCGTTCAACCCTTAATCGACCGGCGAATGACTGCCATTGCCTCACCGTAACCTCACAGTCGAGAAGGTCCCCTTTTCTAAACGGCTCACCCGCATCAACACGATCCAGAAATGCAGCGTCTCGGATAACTGCCTGGAACATCTGAGAGCCGTCGGACAACTTCCACTTCAGACCGTCACGGAAGCCCGGCATCGCCACTTGAAGCGTCATCGTGACGCGGTTTTGCGAAACCTCTTTGTCAACATCTATTCGTCGGAAAGACGGAGCATCATCACGTGTGACGGCCACTTGTCTGCCATCGTCATCTCTCAGAGATACTGAACTAATCGCTCTCTGCGACAGCATATCGCCGACCACACGGCCGACCGCCTCCCCGGCTTTTGCATCCAGTGTCAGATGTAACGCCTGGATATTTACTGTCGTCACATCGCCGTTCAAATTCTCAACATGCACAGTTCCCTGCTCTGTGTGAGTTACACCAGCTGGGGGTTCACCCTTCAGAAATTTGAAAAGGCCGAACGATTCCTGCACAACGGCAAAGAGGTCTGGAAGATTCGGCTGAGCAGCAAGCACTGACCCCGTGATCCCTACCAAATGGAACAACAGGTCGATCTCGAACGAGCCCCGATTAAAGGCCTTAACCTGTGCGGTGACCGTAGACTGATCGCCGTATACAGCATGCGCCGCAGCAACAATGTAGTCCGACATGCCGACCATGTTGGCCGCCACGTCATAGACCCCCATCGCCCCGTCGTCGACGTCAGGCCCTGAGTACCGTAGCGCCAGCGCCATCTGCTCACCACCACTTCCAAATGTGAACGCCATCCTTGCGCACCCCTGGCGCAGAGCCTGAGACGGGCCCCGTTGGCCCATTGCGAGGATATGCGACGTTCAGGCCAGAACGCTAATTGCAGGTCTGCCAGTTGGCCGCATACAAAGACGGCCCGCCGAGTGGCGAGCCGTAGGTGTAGATTTCCCGAATCTAGCGGGACAATACCACCGGCGTTGGCAACATTCAACGCCTTTTTAGAGGCAGCGAGGGGCGGCGTCTTTCCTTGCGCAATGCCCCCATGATTTCAACCATCTCCTCTGGCCCCACCTTTCTCCAGTCGGGTGCAGCACCGACCACTTCCATGAAGATGGCTTCCAACTCGTCACGGAAGAGCCGTCCCTCCCCGCCGTAGTCGAAGCCAAACCCCTCACCTGCCCGGTAGCGGCTTGCCCAGCGTTTGCGTAGCGCCCTCTCCACGGCCTTTGCCTTTGCTGCGCTTCCAATCCAAGCCCACTGCGCCGCTACTGCCTCTCTTCCGGCCACTTTTCGTAGGCCTGCGAGCGGCTCTCGGCTGATTCCCACTCGGACCCGCCCGTTCTCCGAGCAGATGACGCGAAGAAACACCGCATCAACTGCGGTCTGGATGACATGCGAATTCACCGTGCTTGCCAGTCTCATCTCCGCGCCGCCTCCATAAACGCCATGCCCTTGTCCAGCTCTTTCCGGTACTGCCACTTTGTGAACGTGGCCCCGAGCTTCTTGGCGACGGCTGCGGCCCGCTGCGCCTGGCTACCCCGCCCGGTGAACTCCTCCAGCACCACCAGCGCGCGCACCATGTTCTGCCGGTAAAGGTCGGACAGCGCGCGGTCGATCCATCGATACGCGTCTGGCGAACCCACCATCACGGCGGCAGTGGCTGAGCGGGAGACCAGGGTGCGAGTCTCAGTGCATGGGATCGGATCAACCGCCCAAGGCGCTACGGGCAGCACGGCCCCGTTGCGACTCACCCGCCCGGCCCCGGCTCCCAGCAGCATGCGCCGGTCGTGTCCGTCACGAAGCAACGGCGGGCGCTCACGCTTCGTGCCCTGGGCGAACTGCTGAGCCCGGGCCAGCGGGTGTTCGTCCCTGCTTGGTGCCTCCTCCGGGGCGAGCGGTGCGCAGAATCGGTGCTCCTGGTAGTGCCCCCAGTGTTTCAGCTGTTCCTTCAGCGACAGGCTCATTTCCGCACCTCAGCGCGCGCAGCGGCCAGCGTCTCCATCCGCTCCAGCTTCACCGCCTGCTGCCGCGCCAGCGATGCTGACGAGCGGTATGCCTCAGCGGTCGTAGACCGCTGTCCCCGATCCCGCCACAACAGGCGATCGAGCCGGTCCGCCTGCTGGTCGAGGGTGTCGGCAAGGTGACGAAGTGCTTGGGACCCCGATGGGATGAAGTTACTCATTGTCGGCCCCCTGCCGGTGGCGTCCGCGGCCGCCTATCCTTGGAGCGAGTTGTGGCTTGGGCTTCTTCGGTTGCTCTGGCTCTGCAGCGAATTCATAGGCCGGCCCGTCCCAGTCGACCGCGCGCTGGTACTGGTACTCGTTGCGCAGGGACACGACGGTGCCGGTCTGGATGTTTCGACCCTTGCCGACGATGACCTCTACCAGCCCAGGGCGATCTGCCGGGTTGTAGACGTCCGGCCGGTGCACGAACAGGATCACGTCGGCCACCTCTTCGATGCCCCCGGAGCCACGGATATCAGTCACCTTGGGGCGGTCGCCCTTCGCCCCGGCGCGGTTCAGCTGGGCCAGCACCACCACGGGACAATCGAGGAACTTGGCCAAGCCCTTCAGGTCGCGCAGGGCCTGTCCACGTTCTATCGCCTCGTCCTGCTTCCCCGGCAATGCCATCTCGTGCAGGTGGTCCACCACCACCAGCCGCAGTGGCTTGCGGCGGTGCGCGCGCTTGGCGCGGGCTACGATCTGGGGCGCGCTCAACTGAGGATCGTCATCGACCAGCACCGTCGCGTCCATGAGGCTTTCCATCGTCGGCACAGCCTTGGCCCAGTACAGATTGGAATCGTCGGCTGACGCCTCATCACCGTTGCCGACCAGCCATTGCAGGGGAATCTCGCCGATGGCGGCCACGTCCCGCGCCACCACATCTGTGTCGACCATCTCCATGGAGAACTCCGCCACGCAGTCCCCACGCAGCCCGGTGAATCGCGCCAGCTGGAAGCCCATCAGAGACTTGCCCATGTTGGAACGAGCGGCGATCACGATCACCTGCCCGTTGCGCAAGCCGCCGATGGCTTTGTTGATATCGGCCCATGGCGTCGGCAATCCGATGGGCGTGTCGTTCAAGTGGCGATCGCGCAGCTGGGCTGCGAACTTCTTGACGACCTCCCTGTAGGGCCTCAACCCCACAGCCCGAACGGGCGCAATGTCGGCCATCTGCGTCGCCAGGTGCGAGGCCAGTTGCTCGGCCGAGTAGCCGCGCCGGCTCTTCGCCGCCTGCAGCGCTCGCTCGCAGGTGCTGATGAAGCTACGCATCCGCGAATGCTCTCCTACGATCTCCGCGTGGGGCACCACGTTGGCCCGGGTATAGGAGGTGCCAGCAATCTCGTATGCCAGCGCCGCAAGACGTGGGCCGTCCGTGCCGTGGCGATCCTGCAGCCATTCCCCAGCAGTGATCGCATCGGCCAGCTTGTTCTCGCCGCACAGCTCCAGCACGCACTCGTAGATCCGTGCGTGGTCGGGGTTGTAGAAGTCAGCGGGAGTCAGCCAGCCCTGCACGTTGGCCAGTTCGTCGTTGTGCAGCAGCAGGCCGGCCAGCACGGCCATCTCGGCTTCGATGTTGAAGGTCTGGGCATCCTCGTCGTGGCGGATCATCGGCCACCGTCCACGTAGTTCCCTTCGATCACCTTGACGAAGTTGGTCGGGCTGATCAGCCACTCCAGGGTGCATCGGAACGGCCTGCCATCATGCCCGGCACGCTGCCCCATCAGCCACGGCATCTCCCGCACCGCCTCGAAGAACGATCGCCACCAAGCCAAGTCCTGCTGCTCAGGCCGCTCCCTCCAGCGGGCGCCCAGTTTCCGCTGTCGTGCCTCGTTCCACGCGCACACCGCCGGCAGTTCCGGCAGGACCTCGTGAAACAGCTCGATGATCCTAATGTGCGGGCACGGCGGTGGACCTGCCTTCTTCGGCACCTTGCCCAGCAGGTCCTGCCCTTCTCCGGCATCAGCAGCATCGCCGTGGTCGCCAGTCGCGGCAGCGCCGTCGGCTGGAGACAAAGCCACGACAGTGGCTTCATCTTCTTCCTGTTCCTGTTCCTGTTCCTGTTCCTGTTCCTGATTAGGCATAGTCTTTCGAGAAGCCTTCGGCAAAGGCTTTCCGAAAGTCTCGTTGAATGCCTTAGCGAAACCCTCTCCAAGCCCGCAAACAATGGCTCTCAGGTGTTCGAGCGCATGCCGCTTGAGGTCGCATTCGGGGATCTGATCGAACTCCGAGCGCCATCCGCGAACCACGTTGGGCGACTCTGGACGGTTGTGGCTGATGGCCTTTGGAACCCACACAACCCGAGCCTTAAAGTCGGCTTCCACCATGCCTTGCCGGAAGGCTTCCCCGAAGGCTTTATCAAAGGCTTCCACCTCCCAACCAAGCTCCTCCGCCATGGCTGCGCGGCCAGCTCGAAACAGGCCCGGGATGGGGCCAGTGTGTGGGCCTGTAATGAGGAACAGCCACAGGCCCTGGCCGCATGGCGGAATCGGCGAGAGGCGGCGAAACCGCTCATCGCCCCACACCTTGACCTCAACCTTGCGATAGCGCCCCTTTGGCTGACGTGCTTCTGCTGCCTCAACCATGGTTGGCACCAGCCTTCGGCCAGAGCAGCGCCACACGGCCGCTGCGGACCTCATAGCCCGGGTCAAGCTGTACCGTTACCGTGTCAGCCTCAAGGTCTGCTTCGATGATCTCACCGTGCTGCACAGCGGCGGGCTGAGGAAACGCCTCCAAGATCAGGCTGGAGAAAACGGTGATGTGCTCCTTCGTGATCCACGTCTTTGGCGCAATCTGCCGGATCCACTCCACGGCCTGAAGCGGACCGGAGCAATAGAAATCGTACATGGGCGAGTCATGCTCGCGGCTTCGGTCGTAGAACTCGAACGCGACACGCCCGTCGGGGAGTCGTTCGAGCATTTTTACGAGAGGGCGGACGCGGCGCTCATGGATGCGCTCCAACGCGTCCGACACCACCTCTCCAATGTGCCGAGGCTGACGGCACGGGTGATGTTCTTGATCGTAATCATGTGGCATAGTGGCCTCGCTCTGAACGAAGCCTCCGCATCTGTCTGCCCGACAGCGGGGGCTTCGTTGTATCTGGACATTGGTTTGTCCCCCGAGCGCGTCACGCTCGTAGCGCCAGACACCTACATGGCCACTTCCACATGCAGGGTGGTCGCCGTCCTTGCTCCCTCGCGCCCGATCCTTCGGGCGAGCTTTTCGTTCGGTGCTGCCGACCAGCCGCTACTGCTTTGCCCTGCTCTTTCCAGGGTTAACTGGCTGCAACGTCACGCCGTAGGCGATCACCCTCCCGTCGCCATCCCGATCCCAACGCAGATCCGGGCGGAGAAGCTCGCAACAGACGCCTGTCGCTACCTCGACCAGCGGAGCTAGGTAAGGCGGGGTCAAACCACCCTGGAGATTCAGCCAGCTCCAGACGTGTCCTTGCCGAATGGGATGCCCCAATGCGGTAATCAGACCCGCCAACGCTTTCTGGCCACCAGCCGCGGCAACCGCGGCCCTGAGATGTTCAAGGGGTTCGCTCATAGGAAGGGAGGCTACTACTTTTCCTGTGGAACCACAACTATAATTGTTTGACGTTCACAACAAGGATGGTCACGCTCCCGGTATGGATACGACCCTTGCTGAGCGATTAGTCGCAGCGCGCGAGCGCTCCGGCCTATCTCAAACCGCCCTCGCCAAGTCTGTGGGGATTTCCCAGCAGGCCATTGCCCAGCTCGAATCGGGCAAGGCCAAGAAGACAGGCGCACTTGCCGAGATTGCCCGGTCACTGGACGTGGACCCGCTCTGGCTGGCGCTAGGGGTGGGTGACATGCTTGGAACGCCGCCTCAAGGTCACCAGGCAGACGACAACGAGTACACCGACGTCACCGGCTACTCCCAAGCTGTTGGCCTGGGGGCGGCGGGTGCCGAGGCAGAGGAGTACGCCGAGACTCACAGCCTGAAGTTCAAGAAGACCAGCCTGCGGCGGCGGGGCATCTACGGGCGCAACTTGGCCATCTACTATGGCAAGGGCGACTCGATGGAGCCGACCATTGAGGACGGCGACGCAATCCTGTTCGATACCTCAGACACCCGGGTCGTAGATGGCGTGCTGTACCTGATCCAGGTCCATGGCGTTGCCAACCCGGAGTACTACGTGAAGCGCGCCATGGTGCTGGATGGCACGGTATTCTTCGCAAGCGACAACCCCAAGGGTGACCATCACTGGCAGAAGCCGCGGCGGATGGACTCCAAGCGGGAACCAATCACGGTCGTTGGCCGTGTCCACTGGATTGGCGGATGGGCCGATTGATATGAATGATAACGAATCGCACATGAAGGATGAGCAGAAGCCCACCTTCAGCAACTTCATCAAGTTCCTGCAGGCGGTAAAGAGCAAGACCACATGCCCAAGCTGTGACCAGATTGGCTGGTCGGTAGAGTCTGTCTGGGATGACGACGATGCGGATCTGATGTCGGCCATCACTGGTATACCGTTTGCAGAGATCCCGGCATCAGATGAACTGGAATTGACCAGTACTGAGCAACGCGGCCTTCCAACGATCTCGCTCATCTGCTCAAACTGCGGATTCGTGCGCCAGCATTCCTACGTGATCTTCAGAAAATGGCTAAATGCTCAGCAGGAGCTCAAGGACACGTCCCAGGAGGGGCCAGATGGGGAATGATTACGGACGATCCACACATCAGGCGCATGAGCTCGCTGCGCGGGGTCCGCTGGGTGATTGGCTGCGTTCAGCATCCAAGAGTGGACCTGTTGAAGAGGTGGCGGAAACCCCCCATCATGCGCACATGAGCGATATCAGCCGATCGGAACTAGACGCAAGACTCGCTTCATCTGAAGCGAAGGTCGACCGCATAGTGGAAAGAATGAGGGCGGACGCTGCGGAACTTAGGGCTGACCTCAAAGCAGACTCGGCAACCCTACGCGCTGACGTACGCGAAGCCCTTGCGGACATCAAGGCGAGCGGAGAGAGCGCAAAAGCAAACGCTGATCGTTTCTACGCGGAGGCTAAGACTCTTCTAGCCGAATCGAGAGCGGCGCTTACAGAAATTCGACTCGCTGGCGAGCAAAACAAAACCGTGATGATGGGCATGGGCTACAAGGTCATTACTTGGACCCTTGGCACTATTCTGGCTATAGGTGGCTTCTCAGTTGGCGTCTATAACGCCCTTAAGCCTAAAAACCAAATTTCAATGCCTGCTCCAGCTCAATTGATTGCCCCTGAGTTGATACTGCGGCAACAAGCACCACCTACTGAGCCGGCAGAGTCCAAACCAGCACCGGCCAAGCCCTGACCCTAAGAACCCCGCTCCGGCGGGGTTTTTCTTTGGCGACAATCGGCGTTCTACAATTGGAATGGTTATTTCCAAGCAACAACAACAATTATTGTTGATTGATCCACAAATACAATTGTAGTCTAGCCCCATGTTGGCAACGGCCGATCGATGGGGTGAACCAATGAAGACTCTCGCGGGAAGCCGCCGAAGCAGTTCCGCCTTCGCCCGCAAGCTCAAAGGTGCAGAGTGCACCAGCCCCTGCTCAGCGGTCGTACTGCTTGCCGCCCGTAGAAATGTCGTAGAGCGCCTGGCTGTACGGCAAGCGGAGCAAGACAGTGCTGTTGCTTGCGACACCGCCCATCATTCCCAGGCGGCAAAGCAGCGAGACGCCGCCCATTTCTCGCTCGCACATGGCATCGGCGCTGTCGATGAACTCGGTCTTGTTGAGCCGAAGGATGACCAGCGTTTTGCCCTCGGGAACAGCGCCGATGGGCTGGATGACGAAGATCGTGAGCTGCGTGTAGATCACGACAGCCAGTACGACAAACACGATGAGCAGAATGCTGACGGTCTTCCTAGTCACGGGATCCCCCTGTCCGTAGTCCCGGAGCGGATAATGACACGCCTGAAGCCTAGGGGAAGACCTAAAGGCCCGCACTCTGATCTAACCAGCTGGCCAAACTACACAGCGTACTCGAGGCGGCTGAGGCCACCGCATGTGCGTAAGGTCCAAGCTATCGACACGCCCTCGTCGCGTAAATGCGCCTTCGCACCCAAGCGCTCATGCCTGAGCCAAGAAACTGTATATCTCTTCGGGTACAGGCCCGCCGCTCTTCGTGGCCTCAATGAGCACGGGCACAAAGCTCCTAGCTTTTACAAGGTCCTTTTCGATCAAGTCGAGGACTTGGCGGGCAGCATCCAGAACCTTTTTGTCTTCTTGAGGCTGCCCTGGGGCGGTCAGCCAAGCGAGCGGCGCCTTGTCGCCGGACTGATAACTCTCAATGTCCGATCGCATTCGCTGGAGGCTGGCTTCTGTGGAAGTCACCACCTCAATTGTGCGCCGCAGCAGCTCAAAAGCAGTCCTTTTGTTGTGGCCGAACGAAGCCTCAAGCCGCTGGACGATTTCGGCATTGAGCGAACGACCGGACAGCGCGGCCGATGCCTCGAGACGCTCGCGCAGCTCCGGCTGCATGCGCAGCCCGAATGGATTGATAGATGCGGTAGCGGGCCTAGTTTCGGTCTTTTTTGCCATGACTACATCATGAAGCCAAAAATCGCTTGACACCATGACTACATGGTGTAACTAATAACACCATGTAGTCACCAGCTAGATGGAGACGACATGCAAGACCGGAAGACCAAGACCAGCGACACCAACCCGTTCGGGCTGCGTATGGACCCAGTGGTGCGCGAACGCGCCCAGGCAAAAGCCCACGAGCTGGAACGCAGCCTCAACTGGACCATCAACCACCTGTTGAAACAGGCCCTGGGCCTCAAGGAGCCATCTCCGTGACAGACCTCGTAACCCTTAGCGGTGGCATCGCCGTCACCAGTACCCAGACCATCGCCGAGAGCACTGGCAATGAGCATAGGGCAGTCATCCAGCTCGTCCGTGTCTATGTCTCGGACTTGGAGGAGTTCGGAAGGGTGCAATTTGAAATGCGCCCCTTTTCAACAGCTGGGGGAACGCAGACGCGAGAGATCGCCGAACTGAACGAACAGCAGGCCACCCTGCTTCTGACGTACATGCGGAACAGCCCAATCGTGCGCTCTTTCAAGAAGTCCCTGGTGAGGGCCTTCTTTGATATGGCCCAGAAGGTCAAGATGCGGGCCTCCGACCCGATGGCCGTCTTGAACGATCCCACTGCGATGCGTGGCCTGCTTCTGACCTACACCGAGAAAGTGATCAGCCTCGAACAGACAGTTGCTGAGCAGGCGCCCCAGGTGGCCACGCTGCATCGGATAGCTGCAGCCGATGGCTCACTGTGCATGCGAGACGCGGCCAAGGTTCTGCAGGTCCGTCCAGTAGATCTGCGGCGCTGGCTGGTGGCTCACGGCTGGGTTTACCAACGTCCGGGCCACAGCGGCTGGCTCGCCTATCAGGAGAGGATCCAGCAGGGTGTCATGTGCCACAAGGTCACGACTGTCCAGCGCGAAGACGGAACCGACAAGGTCGTTGAGCAAGTCAGGATCACGCCAAAGGGCATCGCTCGCATTGGCGCCGAACTGGCAAAGGCAGCGGCATGAATCCTAACCACCCTTTTCAGGGCGGCGGTTACGGTACGCCGCCGAGTCGATCGTCATCTAGGCTTCTTCGTGCGGCCTGGATGGCGATAGGCAGCGCAGCCGTCGTGCTGGTTCCCCTGCGACTGATCGAGATCGCAGTCGCCCACAACCCGAATGTCATTCTTTGCGTCGCTGCAGCGAGTGACGCACATCCCCCGACTTTTGCATTTTCACACGCGGACCTGAACAAAGGAAACCTGAAACATGAGTAGGGAAACGCCTACCCCTCACGGTAGACCAATTGTCATGACAGTGAAGGCAGGAACGACCGTCTACATCGGCGAGGGCATCCAGTACAACTGCGAGGCGCCCACAGGAATAAGGCGGAACTACACGTCTACGCACCGTCGACCCATTCTGTGGACCGGGCGGTCACTTTCCAGCCGGACTGGAACCTCAAAAACAGTGACGGCCCGGGCGCGCCAACGCCCGAGCCGTCTGCCAAGCCGCACCCGTAACCGTCAGATCAAGGAAGCAACCATGGCGAATAACAGTGTACCCCCGGCAGAGCCGGCCGCAGCCCCTCGCCTCGCAATCAGCGAGCACTACCTGACCTCCATGTGGAGGGACAACCCTCTTTCCGATTGCTTGACCAACCGCCTGGTCCGGGTCGACCAGAACACCAAGGCAGCCATCGCCATCCTCGACGTGATCCGCCGCGACTTCACGTCCAAGCAGGATCTGCGGGATACCGGCGAGGAGGACGAGCGCGTGCTGTATGTCCCCCTCACTGAGCATGTCGTGGACTGCCTCATGCTGGGCCTGGATAGCCTCCTCTCCGAGTCGGAGGACCTGCTCACCTACCTGCGTGACAACGAGCGGGACGTGTGCCGCCAGCCGCTGAAGGAGGCCGGACGTGTCTGACACTCCCCTCACCAAAGAAGAGCCGTTCAGCCTGATCCCAGTGCAGGACAATGCCCCGCTGCTCAAGGTCTGCGCCGGGATCGACACAATGCACAGTGACCTGAAGGCCAACATCTACTTCGACTACGTCCATCGGCAGTTGAGCAACATGGACAGCGACCGGATCACCGATGACGACTTGTTCGTCTTCGCTGACCTTCTCGAAATGTGCAGGGCGCTGCGTTACGCCGGAGGTGCCCTATGAGCAATGCGGCCACGCCGGAAAAGACCAAGGAAATCGAAATCCCCGGGTCGCCACTTATGGTGGTGTCCGGGCAGGATCTGGACATAGCACTGAGCAAAGCCAGACTTCTCACCGATCACGTGCAAGCCCTGCTGTGGCAAGGCATGCGAGATGCCGATGGCAAGGACGTGTCGTTCGGGTACGACGAGGTTGTGACGATGGACTTCCTTCTCGATATTGCGACCGGCCTGTATCGAGCCGCAGGAGCCGAAGCATGAGCATCTTCGATGACCTGGTCGATTTGGCCCACCTGGAGGCCGAGCCTGACTACCAAATTTCCGCTAAGGCGGTCAGGGACATCCGGCGCGCAATCACTTTTGGGATCTTTGCCGCTGCCGACGGAGCCAAGATCTATCAAGCCCGTGCATCGGCACAAATGATGGGGCAGGAATGGCCGGAGGTCGTCCATTCGGTGGCGCCTGGAGACTCCTTCGAACAGACCATCCAGGAAATGGCCGGAGCGCTGCTGTGGCTTGAGTACGCGTCGCACGTGCGCAAGCCTGGCGCGGCTTCCAGCGTCTTGAGCTCGGCTGAGGAGGCGCCGTGATCGAACAGCCTGTTCCGGATCCGACCATCACGGTCCTGGCCGCGATGATCGAAGGCGAACGCTGGCTCAGCGCGGACTCCTGTGCCGTCCTCTTGGGGCTCACGACGCCGGACGGGAAGCCCAACCGGCGCGGCTTCCTCGAAAGGCTTGCGTGCCGTCCCAGCTTCCCTGCCCCACTTCAGATCGGAAACGAGAAGAAGTGGAAGCGGTCGGAGGTCCTACGTTGGGCCGATGACGAGAGGAGGAGCGGCGGCTAGACCGCCGTTCCCGGCACGTTGGCCCCCGAAACTGCAGGACTGCCCAGATTTTCCCCAGAATCCCCCGAATCCCTTGCAGCACAAGGGGTTCTGATTCCGGCTCCGGGCACCAGGGCTTTCGCGACATTCGGTGGCCTCCATTTCGCTCCGCAATTTTCTCGTCGCTCCGCAACCGCCTCAAAACGCATGATGCCAATCGAGCAGCGCTCGATGCCTGCGTCTGGATGTCGCGGCTAGATCAGACACCCCGCCGCAGCTGCTGCAGCGCCGCCCTCACCCGCGCCTTCTGAGGGTCCCTCGCCCTGGGTTTGGTCGCCGCCGGCGGCTTAAGCGGCTCTAGCGCTTCCTTGATCCGCGTCAGATCCAGCGCCCCGGACTCAGCCTGGCACCGCACCTGTTGCTGCTGCTCGCGCGTAGGCAGCAGGCCGGGCAGTGGCGGCAGCAGTTGGATGTGCTATAGGCGATGTTGTAGTAGTTATAGTAACCGCCTGTGTTGCTCTTATTGAGCGGACCCGCCCCGGCCGCATTGAGCGTGAGAATGCAAGCAGAAGCCCCGACGTAGCCGAGACTTCAGGGACAATTCTTGACAGTTGCATAACTAGGGCATCTGTCTGTGCAACTTGTCAAGCAGCTGTGGATTACTCCTGGTCCTGATCGCCAACTTGATCCCAAGCGCCGCCAACAATCCATGCAAGTTGGACACCCGCGGCCGAATCAGGGCCGACGAATTGCTGATAGTGCCGGGGCTGACTTTGGCCCCAGATATCGAACCGGTCACGCCACCCATGCGGGCTAGCACGACTGATGGCCAAGAATTTGTTGAGGTCGAATCCTCTGATAATTCCCTTGCCCTGCGGGCTCCACCCCTCGTCAGGAATCTTGTTCAACCAGCTGAAATCTTCCATTGCCGACCCCGGCTACGCGGCGATCCTGCCGCTCATCCAGTCTACCGCCCGCTGCGGCTCCCGGCGGTACTGCCACACTGACAGCATTCCGCCGTACTTCTCGGCCACCATGCGTGCCTTCACCGCCTGGCTGGCCGACACCGTGTACTCGGTGTGCAGCACGAGGGCACGTAGCGGGTACTGCCGCATCATCGACGCCAGCGCCTGCTCGACCCACCTCAGTTCGACCGGGATGCCGATGTCCACCGCGATTTCGGGGTTGTCGTACGGCTTGAACGCCTTGCTGTTCTTGGTCCTCACGCGGGTACCCGGACGGTAGAATCCATGCCAACAGAGGGGGAAGGACATGAAACAGGGACGGACGGACAGGGATTGGGCGGTGGTGGCTCTGATGACCTTCTGTGCTGGCGCGGTTGTGACATGGGCACTTACCAGTCCCGGCTACGCTTGGCCAAAACTCACAGTTGAGCAATGGGCTGCATGGGTGCAGGCGATCGGCAGCATCGTCGCGATTCTTATTGCCGTCGCCGTCCCGGCTACGCAGCACTTCCTGGCGGCCAAGAAGCAACAGCAGGAATCGCTGGATCGTGCGCGGAGTCTCGGCCTTATGCTTCTCCCTGCGATCAGAGACCTTAGCGAACGGATTAACCGCGTGTGGTCGCACGAAGACCCTGACGGCGGGGTCGAAGACATCCGCGAGAATGCCTGTATTGCCGGCTATTGGGCGCTTGAAGCTCTTGAAATGCCCGCTGTACTTACGGCCCGCAGTCACGAGCTTTACCTTCTGGGCCAAGCGGCAAACGGCGTACAGCGTGCAGTGTTCAACGTTCAGTATGCTGGTGATCTTGTCGTAGAAATTGAGCTTTCTGAAGATTCCAGCAACGGCATCACGGTCTACAAAACCGAGAAAATCATTTACGACAAGACCAACTTCTATGAATTGATATCGGACGCGTTGCGAGGCCTCACGGACTCCCAGAACAGAATCGAGGCGATGTTCAGCAAATCGCCCAAGCCGCTCGGCACCAATGCTTAACGGCAGCATCACGCAACCCTCAGTTGCGGCTTTCATCGCTCTTCCAACCCCTCACTGATCAGTATCGTGCAGATCAGCTCTGCTCTACTTCTTAACGCGCAGCCCAGCTGCGCGCGCGTCCAAGCTGCATGTGAACCGGCAGACCCCGTCGGTGCCATTGGCGCAACCGGCATCCACGGATGGAAGCTCAGTCGCTTCATGCAGATGACGCCTTCTGCACTCCCTCTTGCAACAGTTGCCCCTAGCAATTGCAGAACGCTCGCCACTGGTAGACCGTATCAAATCAATATCTACTCTGACGAGTGCAACACCCGGCTATCAGGTAGGGTGTCAGCAGGAGAGAGACACCAATCATTCTGATCTCCGGGGAGCACACCGAATTTCATATCTGGATTGACCATGGCGGAACCGTCTTTCTCCTGACCTCGTGCATCTCCCATTTCGTGTCTGCGCGGTCGCGCAAGCTTGATCAGCAGGCGCCGACCAGAATCCATCAAACGCGTCTACCCAACCTTGCCGGCAGTGCCCATTGTCGCCCGCCCGATGACGACGTACCGCAGCCAGACGCCGGATCGAGAAGAGATGTTTGAAGCGCATGCGACAGCAAAGCGACGCACCAGCGCCGAGATCATGGATCACTCACATTAAAAATTGAAGGTCATCGATGCCTGAAAATATTCAACTCATCACTTCATATGCCGCCCTTCGTTCCTATAGTGGAGACGCGACCGAAATCTACATCACCAGCAGCGGCGTCGAGGGACAATTCCATCAGGACGGTACCGATACGACCTCCTTGGACAATGGAGGCACGATCATCGTCGATGCATTGGCCCGGCGCTGGAAACGAAGAAATGCCAGCCGAATAGACGTCAAATGGTTTGGCGCGATTGGCGATGGAGTGACGGACGACTCCCCGGCAATACAATTAGCGTTGAATTTAGCCCGAAGCATCGGAGGGGGTGTTGTCGTTCTCAGCTGGACGAGCAAATCGTATGCAATCTCCAACACCATATTGTTGCCACCAAACACCACATTGATATGCGACGCCTGGCTCAAGATCCTTGCAGACACTTCCGGGGACTGCGCCGTAAAAGGAATAACAGGCGCCGGCAACTGGCGTGTTTATAATCTGCGAGTCGATTGCAATCACATCCCCGCACAGGGCGGCCTGTATCTTCACCGCAATCACACTGGCGTATACGTGGACTCCGTCGAAGTAATAAATGCTGCCCACGACCCACGAGGAACAGGCAATGGCACACTTGGTGGCCGAGCATGCACGATTGAAGCAGGCGTCAACCCTGAATCATGGGGGTCGCGCAGAAGCATTATTGGCAACGTGATTGCAATCAACTGCTACAACGCCGTGGCGATTCAAGGCGGGGTAGACGCAGAATCCAATAACTTCATTATCGGCAACGTGACGGCAGAATACTGCGAAATAGTCATCTCCGCGTTTGGAAACACTCGAGATTACCCTCACCCAGCAACCAGAATGATGGGAATCATCAACAGTGTCACAGCAAGAAACTGTGGTGTCTCCACGACCTACACCAGGCCGGGGGCAGTCATCTGCTCCGATCGCGGAAGCAATGTAAAAATTGGGTCCATCTCAGTTGTCAATGAAGATTCCTACTCTTCTTCTGGATATGGAATTAGGTCCTTGCTATGGGGTGACTTCAACAACTTCGAGGTCCAGAGCGCATACTATGAAGGCAACCTTGCAAAATCGATCATTGACTTCGAAAGATTTGCAGAGGATCACAGCATTTCCGATGACATCTTCCAGACTCTTGGAAGCAAGTTCAATGTAAAACAGAGAGGCTCGATTGCCACCCCCCATCTGGCTACATCAAAATCACTTTCGCGCACAAAAATCCAGGCAACCGAGTTCTCCGCAGATATCGAAGAACTGGGAAATACGATGATCGATGCAAACACCCGAACGATGCCATCTTTCGTTCTCGATGTGGTCACAAACAAGAGAATCGGCGGAGTAAGCGGCCCCTCCACATCGATTGGATCGTATGACCTGCAGGATTTTCAGCTATGCAGGGTACCCTTGGGCGAGATGATAAGCCGGAAGGTTCAATCTTTGATCAACGCGCCCGCACTTGCTCCTGGCGCATCAAGTCCCAACTACACCACAGTTGTCAGCGGCGCCAGAATAGGCGATGAAGCTACTGTTTCATTCAGCATCAATCCGCAGGGGGTTGCGATCATGGCTTATGTATCGGACATAGATACCGTGACCTGGTATTTTCATAATCCAAGCGGCAACCCCGCCGGCACGGTTGATTTGGGCATGGCGAATGCCCAGATACACGTCACCCCCCGTTTCTAG